CCTTTGCACAGATATGATGGGCTTCATCCACGATTAGGGTTCCTACTGAATCAAAGTCACTGAAGGAGTATTCTTTGAGGGAGAGGGACTGTAGCATAGCAATGACAAAGTCACAATTTACCTCCTTCTTGTCCTGTTGAACGATCCCAATGGTAGCACCTGGACAAAACTGCTGAATGCGTTCCCGCCATTGATCTGCTAGGAACTGTTTATGAACAACAATCATCGTGCGATACCCCAACTTACATGCTATGGCCAGGGATACCGTCGTTTTACCGTAGCCACATGGTAAAGAAAGGACACCATGCCCTGCTTCAATTGCTGCTGCCAATGCTTCATTCTGATGGGTTGCATCTCTGAGCTGTCCAACAAATTTGGCTCTGGACCTGGCTGGTTCGGGCCTCTTATCCTGTGTGGGCTTTCCAAGTTTAGTAGTTCCATAGAATCTTGGAACGCACACTCCATTCTTAGTTGATCTGAAAACTTTGAAAGGTGGTGGAGGAAATCCATAGTCTCCGTTGACTTGTGGTCTTACGGTAAGTTCTCTTTTAATTTCCTGTAAAGGACCCTCACTCACAAGGTATCCGGTTCTTGTCAACATTTAATATATTAAAGATTACTAACTTTATATAATAAAATGCCTGTTATTGACGTTGAAGAAAATATAGTGAACTTGCATATGGAAATTGAGAAGATGTCCCAAGAATTGTATAGGCTTCAGGGTATGTTGAAGACTTTTAACCAATTTAAAATGGGAGGACTCAAAACAATCACACTTCCAAAGGATCCAACAACTCAAGCTTCCGAAGATGACGATCTAACTAGTATCCATGAAAATCCGGAATAACTACCAACATTCCAAACACCCTTGAAGTCTATGTCAACTTCAACTTCATCATCCCTTATAAGAGACTGTACCGGTCGCCCCTTGACCTCACACATCACTCTCCTATATCGGAACGGAACTTTCACTGTTAACACACGACCATCTATGGGATCATCTAGGTGTTTATTTTTTACCAACCAGGCTTTGTTGAGTTGCACACGTCTTACGATTTCAGCACAATTTTCAGGAATGACCAAACGAATGTATTTCTTATCGTTGTGGTCATACATGGGTGTATGGACTTTTGCTAGAAACTTCATATGTTTCTGTTACGATATACGAGAATTAAAACTATAAGCACTAAAAGCGTCATTGACACAACTTGTGTGAGGAGAAGAGGGTTCAATGGTTCCCGAGTTCCAAAGCATTTGTGACTGAGAGCCCGAGACACCTCCACAGCTGCCTCAATACTGGAATATGGTGTGTTTCTTGGTGACATCATACCACACATCGCTACGTTGGGGCACTTACCAAAGAAGGGAAGTTGCCCATAGAGGCTTAGGACCCCCGAAGATTGGGAGAATTGCCAACGTTCCCCATCCCAATTTGCACCCCAACCGAACCTCATCTCCCTAGGTAAAGGTACGTCTAGTTCACCGAGTATGAGGGTCCTCAACTCTTCTGGTGGTGTCGTGAGAATATCTTCTGTTAGGTCGCAAATGACACACGAAACTGTCTTATCATCCGAAAGAACAACTGGTTGGAGATTTAATTTTGTTGTCGCGGCAATTTCCAAATCATCCTTAAGTTCTATGGGTTCATCAAAGTCTAACAAAAGATTTATACAGCCGTAGGTACTCTCACGAACCTTCTTTTCAGCGTCGGGACCCCAATTGTCCCCCAAAAGTTTTAGGGCTGGACTGTTGTCCAAACATAAGAATAACATCCCATCACCAATTGTAGTCCTGTCTGAAAACTCGGCTGTGTATCCATCCTCCATATACTCAACACTCGTCAACTCCTTTTCAAACTCAAACTCCACCCCAACGTCTTCTAGAGCCTTCTGCATCGCGTCACACATCACTTTACCAGAGACCCTCTGTGTATACTGCTTGGAAAGAGCCACGTGATCAAAACTCCTGACAAACTCCCAAGCAGACATAACATCCCAAGTGACACCATCCATGATAAGGGGGAGGTGCTCCAATAGGCGCTGCCCACCCCCACTCAATGGACCTAGAGCTTCTTTGAGGGAGATACCCTTGTACTTTTGGGGTTTGGTGAGTACCCTAGCAGATAGGGATGTCAGAGCTCCATAGTCTTTTAGGGACAACGAACGAAATAAGAATCCGTAGATATCTTTTTGAACGGGTTCAAATATATCGTCCCACCTGATACCCATTTCCCCAAAGAGACTTTGTGTATTAACAAATGCTCTGTCAAACACTATACGATGTGCATGAAGATCTCTCACTTCTTCAGTAGGCTCCCACCACGATCCACCCGCTGAAGACTTCCTATCATAGATTGTAATATCGTGATCACCCGACCTGAGTATTTCCCACGCGAGGGACATACCGGATGGGCCAGCTCCAACTATATGAACTTTCATTCTACTTTTAGCCGATATATAATTTTTCGTGGGTGAACGTGTAAAAGACTAGGAGGGCTAGGGTTAACCATAATTGTGTATTCATGAAGTTCATACCCCTATAGATGACAAACATGACCAGGAGGAGATGCATCGGAATGGTCTCCCTTCCATACTTGAGGTAAAACCCAGCCGTCGCTGCACCAGTCATGATGAGGGCACCCACAAAACTTGTCATACTGGGTTTGTAAAGAAACCACGAGACAAAGAGGAGTGCTACATAGGAAATGAAGATGGACCTCCTTCCAAACTCTGTCAAACTTTCAACGATTCTAGGTTTTTCACCTTTGATGAGTCGGGTTTCCCAATGTGGGCCTAGGATGAGATAAGACAAATACAAAATTATGAAGGTTTGCCACATTTAAATTAGGTTTAGATCATTTTTCTCACAGCATTTGGAACCATTTGTTTAACGACAGTTGGACTAGCCTCAGAGAGGAGTTCGAGAACACCCAAAATGAGAACAGATTGCTGAACCATGACTACCATCTTAGCCATGGGACTGATGGGGTAGATGTCACCAAAACCAACTGTAGACTGAACAGTGAAGGCGAAATACAGATGATCTAAGAAACTAGATTCCTTGTCCAATCCATTAAATTGCTCACCACCCGCCTTGGAGATGGTAAAGTACATGAGTGTAAAAAGTAGGATAGCCACAAAATTGAGACTCAGAGTTTTCGTAAGTGCCATTTATAGTTTGGAAATATTTTAAATGAAACCCTGAGTCTTGCGCTCCTCTGGAGTCTTTATGGCATACATCACAACGAGGAATATCATGGTTGATATGAGGGCATACTCAATATCTTGGGTTGCACTGAACGCGATAGCCATGAGAGACACAAACCTGAATATTTTGTTGTCAAATAAGGCTCTGAGATTTTTGGGGATTTTGATGGCATTACCAGAGAACAGACCCTGATATAAGATGATTAGGGTAAAGAGGATTGGTTGACTCTTGATAGTCTTTTCGGTTTGGTTACTCAAGGGACCTAGAAAACTTGAAAGCTTATTCATTAAAGTAAGTTAAGATAAAAAATAAAAAATATGGGTAAGGTAGGATGTTATGTATAGCACAACATAGCCCGGTTGTACCAGTCAATCGGAAAGTCAAAACGTGGAAGTTTGCCGTCAAATTTTTATGGAAAAACTCCACTGTACAAAACAAATCTGAACTTGGTAAATGGACAAAGGGAGAACTCCTCGAACTTGGTCCAACGTTTGTAAAATTAGGTCAAATCGCTTCCACGAGAGCGGATCTCTACCCACCTGAATTTACAAGGGAATTGGAATCGCTTCAGGATAATGTTCCTCCCGTGGAGTTTGATACCGGTGTAGACTATGATATTTTCAAAGAATTTGACCCTGTACCATTTAAATCTGCGAGTATTGGCCAAGTCCACATGGCCGTACTTCAAAACGGTCAAAAAGTTGTTGTAAAATTAAAACGTCCAGGCATCCTGGATATCATGAAAGAGGATACGGATAATATTCGGGAAATTGTACATTTATTGGAACGAGTTGGTATTGATACAGGGAACAGTTCTGGTTCAGTTCTCAATGAGTCTATAGAGTACCTCTTAGGGGAAGCGGATTACAAACAGGAAATTGATAATGCCATCAAGTTCCGGAAAAGTATGAAAGATGTTGAATGGGTAAAGGTTCCGAGAGTCTACAAGAAGTATTCCAATGATGAGATGATCGTCATGGAATATGTACCTTCGGTGAAACTGACTGAAATCACCGACAAGAGGGTGAACAAGAAGAAGATTTGTGAAGCTCTCATCAACTCATATGTTATTCAAACTATGGATAACGGTCTCTTCCACGCTGACCCACACCCCGGGAACTTGGGATTTTCATCAAAGGGGAAACTTGTATTTTATGACTTCGGTCTGCTCGTACCCCTCTCTGAAGAACTTAGGGATGGGTTCACAAAACTATTTGGATTTATAATCATGCGGGATACAGCTGGTATAGTTGATACCCTGGTCAAACTAGGTGTGATCGTTCCAACGTCTTCGGATGTTTCTGATATCGAACTCTTCTTCGAAACTATATTGGGATACCTGGAAACCCTAGATGGTTCTGGAATTGTGAATGATGACCTAGCGGCACAACTCGCTGTGGAAAAACCGTTCGTCGTACCCAGTAGTTTCGTGTACCTCGCCAAGGCTTTCTCCACCATAGAGGGTATTTGTCTCAAATTAGATCCAGACTTTAACTACTTCACGTACCTAGAACCCCTCATCCAACAACAGATCATAGAGTCTGTGGATGTTGGAGATATATTCATGAAGACGACAGAGATACCTGGAACCATTGGTAAAATTAACACGGCTGTCACAGGTCTTCAAAAGTCAAGGGGGTCTATGAAACGTACGATGGTCAAAACGCAACAGGAAATTAAGCTCGTCCAATACAGCGTGGTGTGCGCTCTATTGGCTGAGAGATTTGGGGACAACCCACCCCTGGCGATGTTTTTTGTTTTTTGTACCCTATGGCTTACTTTTCGTAAAAGTCAATAGACTTTTTACCACTCTTCTTAGGTTTATCATCCTTCTTGATCAACTTATTATGTTCCTCGAAGTATCCCTTCAAACGACTCTGTTCATCACGGATAATATCAGAGAACTTCTCTTTGATCTTACCCACGTCAGTGTCACGTTCCTTTTGAATCTTCTTACTCAACTTCTTGAATCCCTTGTTCTTCTTATCGGCAGCGAACACAGTGAGAGTGTTTGTAATGGCAAGCATTTTACTTTGTATTGTAATGACATTTAATTTTTAAGTTTCTTCATTCTCGCTACGGCGCGAGGACGACGCGCAGCCTCCATTCTAGCACATGCTGTATCTTCATACTTTAATTCATTTGGAATGTACTTAATAGTATCTTTAGTGTGAGATTTTGGTTCAATCTCACAAGCTGTGTGGGGTCCCCTGGATAATTCCGGGTCAAGAGAGTTCTTGTGTACGGGGGCGGTGCGAATTTTGGTGATAGTAGTCATACTCATTTTTATAAAGTACTTATCATTGACATTTTATTTTTAAGCGCTTCAATTTTTCTTCAAATTCCCTATTTTCACCTGGACTCTCGATGGGTTTACCCTCGGCAATTGCCTCAATCTCCGGACCTGTCAACTGCATAGCATTTACCCTGAAGTCCTGAAACGCCTCCATGGATAGAGGTACTAGGGGTTGAATCAAATCATAGATAGCCATGGCGTAGTCTCTAATCTCCTTTTGTGCGTGATGATCCATTCTCAGTTGAAGGAAATGCATGAGGTTATGAAGATCCATTTTCCATACGAATGAGGTATAAGTGGATTGGGGTAGAACACCTCGCGCCTGTTCCCTACACACACCCTTCTCGAGTAACTGCTCATACAATTTAAACGCTTGTTTGTACTGTTCAGAAAGAGTCTGATTCAATTCATCATCTAATTCCACAATACCCTCGGATCCCTGATGATTTACGGCAGACTGTCCGCGAAGGACTTCTGGTTCGTAATACTCCTCATCAACGATGGAATAGCGAGCAGACATCTCATTCACTGATGCTGTTCGGTGCCTCAACCATTGCCGAGCGATGTATAGAGGTGCCTTAATACGAAACTTGAAAACCACTAATTCTAGGGGTGAAGTGTGCCAATTTCGGATAAGGTAACGAATAAGACCCCTGTCACCCCGAGTAGTCTTGGTACCCGTTTGATAACTCACACGGGCACCATCAACAATAGCCTTATCTAGATTCTCTCTAGGCATATGGTCTACGAGTTCAACAAATCCATGATCCAACACTTTCTTCATTATAACAATCTATCCGTTCTAATCTTTAATAATCACAACTTTCATCGAATGGTACTTCTCCACAAAAATCGTACAACTCATAAAGTTTCTCTTGTGTCTTTTCAATCTCAATTGTAGTATCATTCATGGCATCGATGGCATTATCTATGAGATCCAAAAATGTATCGAGTTCATCAATTGCTACACGATGATGTTTCCTATTCGTTTTTGAAGAATACGCTGCAGCCCTAAGACGCTTATTACTCTTGATAATCTTATCAATGTTGGGTTTGTTGGTAGCGGCGGACATTCGGATAGTGAGACTCATTGTATATATTGTACTCACTTCAATTCCTTAATTTACTTCATGAGGATACCATAAAATCCTGAACGGACGGGTTCACCTGTTTGTATATCATAGACTATAGTTATTTCATGGTTGATATCTCTGTACATGTGCATATTTGTAATGACATGTTTTACTAATTGGGTATCGTAACCAAATTTAATTAAAAACCATACAAAGTCTTCAACTGTTATACCGAGGTATTGAATGAAAAAATGATTATTCATTTTATTGTGGACGCATATATGTTTACAGTTATATTGATTTTGATAGGAATAAAACTTGTCAACGTTTTTATCAAAACCCAATCGTTTCATGTAGTCTCCAAATTTTTCTTTGAATCTCTGAGTTCCATCTAATACAAAAATACTTTCCGGTTCATTCCCATTTTTATACCCATGACCAAAAAAGGGATAACCCATATACCCATTGTCGCAAGTGTATATATGATCTTCATCTCCTATGACATTTGGTGTGTCGTACACATCCGTAGATGTGATCACGATACCTCTATCTTTGAGTAATGGAGACATCTTTGAAGAATCTTTGATGTCATATTGATACTGATACACTTCCCATCTCATATGATCACCTTGCTTCTTACAGCCCCATATACTCCTGTCGGGAAATGCATCTAATTTTTGTACTATATCACTCCTATACTTTGCACCATTCAATGACTCATACAAAAGCCTTGACGAGGGTAAAGCATTTTTTAGTTCCCGATCAAAATGGAACACATTATATTCAACTTTATAGGGTTTGGTTTTTGCCCATTTTGGAACAACTTCGTGCGGGTGAAGATACGAGGAATTGTGGGGAGGGTAGAGGGTTATATACTTTTTACCTTTTAGGACTGATAATATTCCAGCTTTGTCGTCATAGTGTAGACCCGTATCATGCTTACCAGCTGAAATCCATAGGTTCACATCAACATCCATGTCTTTGAAGTATTTCGGTTTCACGATATCTTTTTTTACGTGGTCAAGCAAAGGAATGTTTATTTTCTCTTTAGTATTATTCCCATACCCAGGTAATGTTATGACATAGTTATTGTTCTTATTTATATTCATTTTACCCGGAATAGTTTTATCATTTGAACCATTCCAAACCATCACAGAATTATTGTAATTGGAAATTTTTTCAATTATCACATCTCTATTTTCTATTTGATCACGTAATACACGAGGTTCATTAAAGGAGTTATAATTATCTAAACACCAAAAGTTTACAGCGATAGACTTTTCGCTTCTAATCCAATGCCACCAGTTGGGTGGTATGTATAAGGATTCACCTTCATTTAGAACGATGTGTTTCGGAGATGTCAACAATAATTCCGGATACAATAAAAAGTTTTTGTTATTAATCTTACTGAAGTGTGCAAAAAAGAAACTATCATCTAGATGTCTTTCACTGTTACTGTTTTGTAACACTCTATAAAAGTAGAGTGATAACAACAATAGATAAAGTATCATTTAGAATTGTGTATAAATTATTTTATGTTAATTTCCTTCACCAAATCATCAATGTCGCGATAGTACCTCTTGAGATCCTTCATAAACCTTTTGTTGTTCTCGAGGACTTCACATTCCACTTTATTGAGATATATCCATGCCAAGTTTGACTTCGAATACTTTGTCCTCTTCTGGTTTTCATTGGGTTTGCGAGCGACTAACTTTGTACTCTTTTTCTTTTTTGCTGATGCGGGTGTCACCTCCACTCTATTCACGAAGGAGAGAGCTTGCATGACAGTGTCTGCCAGGTCATCCTTCTTCTTGGACTTGAGGAAGGTGTCTAACCAATGTGCGTTTACATCATCTTGGCGGATAAAAGCTTCACACCTCTCTATGGAAACCTTCTTTCTCTTATTGTACTGCGCCTTTCCAGGTCCCGCGACATCAGGGATCTTGTGACGAGCGTCATATAGTATCGTCTCAGCATGAGGGCACTTGATGATGAAATAGGCATGAAGGAAATGCATCACTGAGATCATTTTCTTGTTACGGTCGGGTTGTTTCTCGATGAGGATTGTCTTGGCTCCGAGGACCCAAGGTCTCTCGTCTAGGTGTTTTCGTAGAGAGACATAGACACCATCCTTATGTTCGGGTGGAACACCAGATACATCCCACTCCCTAACGAGGTTGCCGTGATCCTCATCAAGTAGACACATCGCCAAGTTCCTTATACCAACATCAATACTTAGAATCATTATATAAAGCTTTAAATATAGCTTTAAGTTAATGAAGTGTATAGCCCATCGAGGATATTCCCGGAAGTACAAGGACAATACCATTGAAGCTATAAGGGAAGCTATTCATAGGGAATACGATGGTGTTGAAATTGA